ATGAAAAAATTACTGCGTCTTTTTTTCCCGCTCTCGCTGCGGGTACGTTTTCTGTTGGCAACGGCTGCGGTAGTACTGGTGCTTTCGCTTGCCTACGGAATGGTCGCGCTGATCGGTTATAGCGTCAGTTTCGATAAAACTACGTTTCGGCTGTTACGTGGCGAGAGCAATCTGTTCTATACCCTTGCGAAGTGGGAAAACAATAAGTTGCATGTCGAGTTACCCGAAAATATCGACAAGCAAAGCCCCACCATGACGCTAATTTATGATGAGAACGGGCAGCTTTTATGGGCGCAACGTGACGTGCCCTGGCTGATGAAGATGATCCAGCCTGACTGGCTGAAATCGAATGGTTTTCATGAAATTGAAGCGGATGTTAACGATACCAGCCTCTTGCTGAGTGGAGATCATTCGATACAGCAACAGTTGCAGGAAGTGCGGGAAGATGATGACGACGCGGAGATGACCCACTCGGTGGCAGTAAACGTCTACCCGGCAACATCGCGGATGCCAAAATTAACCATTGTGGTGGTGGATACCATTCCGGTGGAGCTAAAAAGTTCCTATATGGTCTGGAGCTGGTTTATCTATGTGCTCTCAGCCAATCTGCTGTTAGTGATCCCGCTGCTGTGGGTCGCCGCCTGGTGGAGTTTACGCCCCATCGAAGCCCTGGCAAAAGAAGTCCGCGAACTGGAAGAACATAACCGCGAATTGCTCAATCCAGCCACAACGCGAGAACTGACCAGTCTGGTACGAAACCTGAACCGATTGTTAAAAAGTGAACGCGAACGTTACGACAAATACCGTACGACGCTCACCGACCTGACCCATAGTCTGAAAACGCCACTGGCGGTGCTGCAAAGTACGCTGCGTTCTCTGCGTAGTGAAAAGATGAGCGTCAGTGATGCTGAGCCGGTAATGCTGGAGCAAATCAGCCGCATTTCACAGCAAATTGGCTACTACCTGCATCGTGCCAGTATGCGCGGCGGGACATTGCTCAGCCGCGAGCTGCATCCGGTCGCCCCACTGCTGGACAATCTCACCTCAGCGCTGAACAAAGTGTATCAACGCAAAGGGGTCAATATCTCTCTCGATATTTCGCCAGAGATCAGCTTTGTCGGTGAGCAGAACGATTTTGTCGAGGTGATGGGCAACGTGCTGGATAATGCCTGTAAATATTGCCTCGAGTTTGTCGAAATTTCTGCAAGGCAAACCGACGAGCATCTCTATATTGTGGTCGAGGATGATGGCCCCGGTATTCCATTAAGCAAGCGAGAGGTCATTTTCGACCGTGGTCAACGGGTTGATACTTTACGCCCTGGGCAAGGTGTAGGGCTGGCGGTAGCCCGCGAAATCACCGAGCAATATGAGGGTAAAATCGTCGCCGGAGAGAGCATGCTGGGCGGTGCGCGGATGGAGGTGATTTTTGGTCGCCAGCATTCTGCGCCGAAAGATGAATAAATATGTCCTTTTATCACTACATCAAGGCAAGTCATTGATTTAATTAAATGATTTGCACTGCAAAAAGTGCTAAAAATCGCAAATTGACTACACCATTAACTACACCGATCGTTGCACTGTATGAAACAACGTGGAACAAATAGACACAAGAAATATACAGGCGGGTCATCTTTCCAGGGGGAAGCGCGCCAATTCATGAGGGGCGTTAATGTCGATATGGGGATCCCCATAATGGGGCTACCTGGCTTTTTTCCGGTTAAATGTCAATCAGGCTGGTGGGTTTTACATACCCTTGATCACCGTAATGATGATCCAGATGTGCGCCTTTCCACCAATGGTGGAAAAGCCCACAGCAGGCCGCCCAGCCTCCCCCAATGGGGGATTGTGGAAGAATCAACGGGTTAGGCCTTAATGGGCTGCGTGGTAATTATCAGCATCCAGAATATGACGGGTTATGTTTCCGACCTCCTCAATTTGAGGTTCCCGAAAATATCAACGGGTTAGGCTGGTTTCCCCGATGTTCGCCGCTGGCGAATTTCGAAAATATCAACCAGTTACCGCCGCAACCGCTCCGGCTTCTTCCAGTGGTACGTAATTTTCTCCGTTTCCCGATACAGTGCCACGCGGCGATTGTAGGCCAGCATTTCAAGAACGCGGATCCGTATGTTGCGCATATCCACATCATTAAGCTGGATACCATTACGGCGAATCATCTCAGCAACCACACGAACATAATTTTCGGCGGTCACGCTGTCCGGCTGCGTGGTCTGTTCGTCGGCCTGCTGGCTGATTCCGGCAACGCGGCGGATTAATCGCAGTATTTCGGCTTCTGTCATTGTGCCCCCATCGTTCTGATAGTCTGGTGTCGTCGGGTCCTTCCTGGAATTATGGCCCGTTACGGGGCGGCGACCTCGCGCGTTTTCACTATTTATGAAAATTTTTCGGGATCCATGTCCGGTTTCTCTGCAAGTTAACCATATGAAAAATATAAAAACATGCTTTCCATGAACCGGACATGCGCAAAAAACAGACACTAAAACCGGACATCGAACCAGTTAACCGAAAGTGTGCACAAATCACATGCATTGCTGCGAGTGATTAACAAGTTATCGGCTTTACTGTTCTGTATCGGCTGATTGCTCCATGCTGGCACGGCGAACGCTTACGGCATGACGCCACCCAGCCAGAAAGCCAGCCATTTTATTTCGTGCCTTGCTCACATCTTCCGGTGAATAGCCGTAAATCTGCAAACCTTCATCAAATCGATGTTCTGTTTCTTCACTGGAGTACTCGTCACGCTCAGATGAAAGCAGCCTGGCAAACATAATTTTTTCCAGCGCACTGGTTTCTACGTGATATCTGATGGCCTCAAGACGGCTTTTACCTGAAGACCAAAGCAATGTATGCCCGATGTGATAACCGCCAGACTTTCCGCGATCCGCATTAAGATACGGCATCCCCTGTTTGGTCCATGCGCGAATAGTGGTTCTGTTAACCTTGAAATGTTCAGCTATTTCCTGCTGACTTACAAAACAAGCTTTATCAATCATAATGTTACCTTAACTGCATGGTTAAATATTAATCAAGTGGTGGTGGTGTCACCTTCACGGGAAAACGTCATAAATAGCGAAAACCCGCGAGGTCGCCGCCCCGTAACGGGCCATAATTCCAGGAAGGACCCGTAAAAAAGCCGGATTTCTCCGGCCTTGTCTCAGATGGTTTTCAGTATGCGATCGATGTCGCCGTCATCGCCCTGGTTTCTGCCATCGTATGCCATGCCAGCTGATACGGCTTGCGGGCTGTGCATGTCCATAAAGTTTTCAAAGGCTGCGGTAAGTTCCGGCGCAACCTTCGGACGTTCCTGCTCTATGGTCATGCTAAGGATGCTTTTAGCCGTACCAACATCGATACAAGGCACGTTTGCCATTGCACGCAACAGCGGCTGATAGTCTTTATGCTCATGAAGCGCCATAATCGCATCAGCGCGCGGCTTGTCCTGCTCTTCCAGTTTGTTTAGTTGATATACGGCCTCATAGGTTGATAAACCTCTGTCAGCCATTGCCCGCGCTTCGGCTTTAAATTTACTCGCCAGCGGTAGCGTCATGATGCTTTCATTCGTTGCCATCGTTCCCCCTGCTTATCGGGCCAGCGGCTGAACGGATACGCCGGAACCCGCAAAGGCGGCGCATTTTTTCGCATCGGTGTCGACGCTCTCAGGCCAGTTAACGGCGGCAATATTGAATATCCCCGTCTTGTAACACTGTGCTGATTTCTGCTTTGACGTGTCCACAGGGTACGAGGTCAGATAAACAGCCTTGCCAGATTCCTTACCATCCCACGGCTTAAACTCGCCATTGTCCGCCAGCATCAGCGGGGTAAATTCCTGAATAACGCCAGCATCAGCGGCAAAATGTACCAGCGTCGTGGCGACCTGCTGACTGCCTGCAAATAACTCAATGTATGGAGTGTCCATAGAATCCCCCGTTAACCAATTTTGACGGTAACAAATTTGCGAATATCTGCCGGAACCGGCTGCGGTGCGCTGTGCGTCTGCACGTACTCAATCGCCGGATCGCCGTCCTCAATCCAGTTTTTCGGGTAAAACATGTTTTGCGTTGCGCCCGTTCTTACTGCGTCCTGATCCATAATCGCACCATAGGCCACCAGCCCTTTATTGTTGGTGTTGCCCAGGACAAGCAAATCAGGCTCAAGGAAATATTTTTCTGTGCCGTCGCTGTCAGTGTATTTGCCGGAATAGACGATAAGGGCAATATCGCCCAGATAGCCTTTAAAGCTCACCACTTCGCCCAGGTTTTTACAGGCCAGCTCTGCGGCGGACTCTGAACCACGGGAAAGATCGTACAGCTCACGGAATTTTTTAAAGCTGCGTAACGTTCGCCATACCTCAGCGCCCATAATCATGACGTTTGCGGGGCAACCAGCCTGATCGGCGTATAGTTCGATATCATAGATTGGATCGTGGGTTTCTTTGTCCTGCTCTGACCATTTTTTCCCGTCGGCCTGCTCTATGATGTTTTTTTCCGGTATCTTCCAGTCGATTTCATAGCGCTCTATGCCTTCGCCTTCAATGATGTTTTTTCCGGTCGTTACCGCATTTACCGCCAGCCATTCCACGCGCGCTTTTATGGCGTTTATCTGGCGGCGCATATTGCCAGTAATCAGGCGCATACGGCGATAGGTAGGGTCGTTAAGCTGTGCCGGATCTTCTCCAGCCATGCGCATGATGGTTTTCGTTGGATCGATTTCGTGCTTTGGCTTCATGTAGCCAGGTTTAATCGTGCTGGTTTCGTACCCTTTATCGCGCTGAACCTGGCTACCCACCATAGGCGAACAAAACGCCGACATGGTGACTTCTTCAATGTCCAGGGTATCCAGCATGATGTTTTGCGTGCTGAATGTCGCCACGTTCGGGAAAAACAGCGTGGTAAACAGCGGACTGAATTTAAATTCCGCAATATCCCCGCGATTCAGGTACGCAAAAAGCTGGTTAGTGTTAAGTGCCATTGCTTTTACTGTCATTATTCACCCCCGTGAACCTGATTCATACCCAGCGCCGCGCGTAAATAGGCGCGTACCTGCCAGCCTGTTGACGGCTCAACCATCGCCAGCGGATCAAGTCCTGCCGCAATGCCTGCTTTTACGTTCTGCTGGTGGCGTTCCTTGAGCGCCTTCACGATGTCGGGGCTTATGTACACCGAAACACCGCCTTTTTTCTCTTCAGCCATAGTAAGAAATTCCTCTTTGACTTAAAAAATCATAACTGGATGTTCATCCAGTTATGATTATAATCATGATTGCATTTTGTGCAATGATATTGAGTTGCGTTGCAAATTATGAAATGATTATCCCGATCATGTGTGTCAGTGCACCAAAAAACCTCATATGCAAAAGCCCGATAAGCCACCTCTGACCTTATCGGGCTTTTTTTGGGCGCAAAAAAGCCGGATTGCTCCGGCTGTGTGGTGTGGTTCTGGTATTCCTACTCTGCTAATTTGCTCAGCCCCATGTCTGCGTAAGTGCGATTTACTGCATTTCTCAGGTCTGCATAGTTCTCCGTTGGCGGCTCCGGTGGCCTCTGTGCCTTCCTGGAACATTCCAGCCGTCGCATCGTAACCTGATGCCGTTCCTTGTCTGTCTCCACCAGTTGCATGACTTCACCCCATCGTGCCGCCGCCCTCCGGTAAAAGCCTTTTGCCTCGAGTTCCTCCGCTATGCGGTCATGTACCATCCTCACCCCCTCAGAACGGAATATCATCACCGTAAGGGTCATCGCCTCCCGCTGGTGGCTGATTACCCTGTGTGCCTGTGGTTTTGCGTCTGTTCCCGCCAGGACGTGCCGCACGGGCACTGATTACGCTGTCTGCAATAACCTGATAACCCTGCCGCGTTTCCCCGTTCTGTCCGGTCCACTGGCTGACCTGCATCGTGCCGGATACGCTGGCAACGTCGCCTTTTTGATGTTTAGCCAGGAAGTCGGCCTGCTTACCAAATGCCATCACCGATAGCCATAACGTAGCCTGCCCATCCTGCGCCTGACTACATGGCAACGATACCGCCATACGTGCCAGCGTCATTGGTGTGCCCTTGCTGGTCTGTTTTACCTGCGGGTCGTCCACCAGCCGCCCGTAAGCTGCTATCTGTGCTGTCATGATTCCACCTCTCCGGTTTTAACGTTGATGGTTGTTACCTGTTCCGCTTCGGCAATCTCCCGTTCTGTCAGCGTGGCAAAGTTTGCCGCTGCTGTGGTCATGAATGCGCTTATCAGGTCGGGATGTTCCTTCGCGTATCCTTCCCCTACGTGTCGGTCTATCGTTCTGATTGCCACCTTTAAAGCGTGCTCTGTCATGTCTAACGCGCGATATTTCGGTTCTGTTCTGTCTCTGCGTTTTTTGAGTGATTTATTAAATTTCCCTGAAGTGTGCATATTTATTTTTACCCCCTCGTTTAAAAAGTTTTGAGTTGTGCCTCCCCTTGTCTACCTTATCTACCTTAGTGGCCCTCATGCCAGTAATGGCGCGGATTTCAGCGGGGTAGAGTGCTTTTATCCACTATCTACCCCGTGTCTACCTCCCTGTCTGATTCAGGTAAAATCAGGTAGAGAGGGTAGATAGTGGGTAGACAGTAAAAAAAGGCTATCTACCTAACTTAATGCACTGAATTAAATGTATTTTTCTTTACTCAGGTAGACAGGGTAGACAGCAATTACAAAAAATTATAAAAACGCGTCGCACTCGTCTGTTGTTATTGCGTTAGTCTGCGTTACCCCCTTAACTTTCCGCGTAATATATTCATGTCCGTAAACTTTTGCGGCAGGCTTCATAGCCTTGCCAAAGTCATTTACGTTTAGCGGTTTGCTCCTGCCTGCGTATGCCATAAACGCCAGATAGACGCGGTAAAGGCTGTTCCTGGTCGTGTACTTCACTGAATCGCCACCGCCACCCATCATCAGGCCGCGCGCTTCCTCCAGAAAATTCAGGAACTGGCAAAACTCAATAACCGGATCCGTTTGCTGCTTTATCGCCAGTGCTTCATCACCGTCACGCTGTTCAATGAGTAAAGCCCGTGCCTTTTCAGGGTCGGAAAAGTTCGCCAGCAATCGGCGGATAATCACAGGGATTTCAGCCGCAATCTTTTCCGGTAGCTCCCTGTCTTTTTCGGCCTCACTGACGATATTGTCGAAACGGAAAATCACGCGACGACGTGCCACACCTCCGGCCCGTTCGGTGAATATCATCGGGTTGTTGTTGGTCGCCAGCACCACCGCCCTGATTACCGCCGTGAAACGCTTTTCATATTTCGGGTTAATTTCCACGGGGTCGCCGCCCGTGATTTTCTTGATGCCCGTTCCTTCGCCTGTATATTTCGGCTGGTCAGCCAGGACGATAAGACGACTCTCGACAACCTGCGCACGCCCACCAGCATCATCAAGCGATGTCATTTCAGCGCTTACCGTGTTTTGTTTCCCTGCCAGAAGGCTGGCTATGTGTGTGAATGTACTTTTACCGCTCCCGCCGTCTCCGGTGGCCTCAATAAACATCTGCCAGTCGTACCGGTTCGCCATAATCATGTACAGCGCGGCACATATACGCATCATCTTGCGCGGGTCTTTTCCGGCTGCGTGCTCAAGCCATTTATGAAAGTTTGGCGCGTTATCGCGGATGTTCTCCCCGGGTGCTGGTGGCGTGTACTCAATGCCGTTGTGCGTGGTGATCCAGTTCTCCGGCGTGTGCGGGGAAAATTCCCCCGTTTTCAGGTCAAGCGCACCATTGGCGAACGGCAGCAAATCGCCGGACGGCTCGCCCATTGGTTCGGCAATAACTTTTAACGCTTCCACGGCGTTATTGATTACGCGCTTGCTGAAAGTGGCCCTGTGCTCTGAATAGATCGCCACCATTTCGCGGCTAAGTTCCATTGTGCTGACCGGACACCATACCCCGCCGCGCCATACGTGAACGATTTCACTTTCAGGATGTACGCAAACGCCATCAAAGCGATCGGCAAGCAGCTGCGCGCGCTCACTGTCCGCCATCTGCGAAAGTTGCGCCTTTTGCTTTACCGGAAGCTCAATGACCAGACCATCAGAAAGATTCTGGCGCTCACGGGCCAGATATTCGCGCCAGTTCTCCACCTTCTGACCGTGCATACCATCAGGGTAAAAATTTGCATCCTGTACGCCTGCCGCCGCCAGCTTCTGGCCAATCGCCTTTATCATTACTGGCGCAAGATATCCGGCCCTGAATATGCGCACGGATTTTCTGCCTTCCGGCACAATTTGCAGCTTATCCAGTTCTGATAACTGCTGCTCCCCAAGCCACACAGGAGGCTCATTATCTCCGGCCATACGCGCATCATGTTCCTGCCATTGTTTCGCGTGTGCCCAGGCATCACTACCCGCAAAAATAATGACTTCTGTTCCTTTGTGTTTTATGCCGCGTGACTGCTGTTTTACGTTCGGTGCCAGTTTCATTTTTTACCCCTGAATCCGTTAATCATGGTTTTCAGCTTCTGGATGTTTGCCCGTGCCCTGGCGTTGCTGGTGGGCACGTTATGCGGCGCGGTCTGCACCAGAGAAAAATCACGCCGGAACTGATAAACAGGCATCACGCAATCATATTCGTAACCTTCACGGCGGTAGGTTACACGCCGTTCTTCCACGCCCTTAATCATTACCGTGCCGCCGTACTGGTCGCGGTAAATATCACCGCGCGTAAATTTAGGGTGAGTGTTGCCACTGGCAGTTAAGCCAGAATATTTAAGTTTCATTATTTTTATTCTCCGGTGTGCTGTTCTTTATATCTGTCGTGCAATAGATCTATTTCTTGCAGTTCCATTATTACAGGCTCAAGAAGCGTTATTAATGCCGTGGCAATTCTTGATTTTTGTTTGTCGCGTTCATTGTCGCCAAGTGTTTCAAGCCATATGCGCAATATTTCCAGCATGTTTTCACTGTGAGAAAGTGCAAGAAATGCGCGGTCTATTGTTTCGTGGTAAATATCACGCATGGCTTACATCCTCAGGAAATTTTCTTCTGTAACGCGCCTCTGCCACATATTCCGCATAATCGGCGGCGATATTCAGTACATCAAGCCCCGTTGATTTATATTCTCTCGTGGAAAGTAAGAAAAAAGCCGCTCTAATAAGTTCTGGCATTGACGAAAGCGCATCAGCCGCATCATCAGGAACGCCGGAAAATTCCTGTTTCAGGGAATTAAAACGATCATCACGCATGTTTACCCCCCTGAATGACCTGATAACCGCAACTGGTCAGCAACTCGATAAATTCCGGCAGTGTGCCGAAACAGCAATCATCACGCAGCCGTTCGCAGGATACCTCGACGCCGTTTTCGTAGTGACTCACCATACATCCGGTAAAATGCAGATCATCATCGTGATGGCTCGTTGACGGCTTAATCAGTCGCGCACGTTCCGCCAGTTCCAGCAATGCTTCAACGCTTCCGGCAATTGCACCATCCGGCAGGTGATAATTACGCACTATGCGCCCGTTCTCCACATTGACCAGCAACTGCCCGGTAAATTTCTCGTCAAACTGAATGCTGTTAAGGTCAGAAATTGACAGGTTATGCATGGTGCACCTCCTGCACATCAGCCATGATAATTTTTCCGGCCTTATCCAGTGCCTGATCGGCTTTTAGCTGCACAAATGCTAAATAATGGAAGATGCATTCTGATTCTCTGACTGCGTGTTTATGCGCCCTGTCAGCAATAACAGAAATATCAATCAGCGCATGCATTAGCGTTATGATGGCTTCGGCGGCTGCGTCCGGACGGGTGTTATTGCACATGGCACACCTCCTGACGAATACGGGCAGCGAATACCATCACGCAGCCAGCCGGGGATTGCTGGCGTGCTTCCTGTTCGCTGGTGGCCTCAATGGTAATCACGCGCGGTTGTGCAGTGCTCAGGGCGATAAAACGCCAGATGTATTTATTCAGGTTGTGCGAGTCCCGCCCTTGCGGGTGTGTGGTATGATTTCTCATAGCTACCTCGATACTCTCGTTATCGTTGGTGGTTAGAAGCCCCGTTACTGCTCCAACAGTGCGGGGCTTCGTCGTTTCAATTGCTGAATTGCATGTATCAGCACTTGTGGTATTCACATTACATTTAGGTGAATACCATTTCAAGTCTTTTTTGGTATTCACTTTTGTATTACACTGCATCCCGTTATTAATGGGAGGTGCAAACATGTCCAGGAGTTCTGTTAACAATAAGTCACAGCAACTGAATGCCAGATTTCCACATGAAGTAGTGAGTGGCATTGAGGCATCCCTACAGCCAGGGGAAACTAAAGCGAATTTTATAGTTACGGCTGTACGCGGTGAGATCGCCCGGCGCCAGGCAGAAGGAAGTGGAGAAAATCCCCTGGTTTCTTCGCTCGATGCACTGGCGCAGGTGGAAAAACTCGGAATCAAAGCCGCCGAGGAGATCGGGCAGCTCGTCACTGTCGCACGTGAAGAACTCCAGCGCCGCAAGACCAAAGAACCAGAGTAATCACCATCAGCGCCGTGGTGTAAGGTATTACGGCGCATTGCTATGCAGGACAACACAATGACCGATAAAGAATTGACCAAAACATTATCACCGGCACGGAAAAGACGGCGCAGAAAGATAGAGCATGAATCAGAAAGATTCGCGCCATGTGCTTTTGCCCTTGAGCAATTCCTTAAAGAGTACAGGGAAAAGCGCTCATTGCAGGTATGGCAACGAACTGAACCAGACTGATTGCATTGCCCACCAGCCGCAAATGTGGCATTGTTGGCAATGCTCATGCGTTGGGGATAACGTGTAGCTTGTGTCGAGGGGCCACCGTAGCGGGTGGCCTTTGTTTTGCCCGTTATTCGGCAATTGTGGCGCTTCTCCACATGGTTGATATAATCCCACTGCTCAGATTCATTTTTTGCGCAGTAGGTTAATTGTTCACAAAGGCGCTCCGGCAACGGGGCGCTTTTTGTTTTTATTAGTTTGTAGAAACCTGACTCAGAGATAATGCTCATATTCTGATTGCCGTCAGGGGTGTAAGTTAAATTTACTCCCTTTTTATCATCAAACATCTGCAACGCTCTGGCGTTAACAATATTGGTTTCACTCCCGCCAGTAAGGCCGGAAATAACCGGAATAATTTCGGCAAAATTTTGCAGATTCTGTTTTTCAGGACGAACGAAGCCCCGCCCTTGTTCGGGAGAATATCCAGTATTCATGGTTAGATCTCTGTATTAGTGGATGGGTGGCGGCTGTGTGCCGCCAGCCTGATTAGTGAACTGCCTCGCAGCTGTCCTTCCATGCCAGAACTTCGGATAAAGACCAGCCAACGGAACGACCGCCCAGCTTACGCCGTGATGGGAATTGTCCGGCTTTTTCCAGGCGGTACCGACATGAGCGGCTCAGGCCTGTAAGTTGCTGACATTCTTTTTCACGTATAAAGCGATCTGTGCTTAACACAATTCCCCCTTTGTTGTTTCTTAAAGAGTCATTGGGTGGATTATTGGGTTGGGTTGTGTCGGATTGTGTCAGGGTGTTTGTGGAATGGCAAACACTGGCGGCGGTCGTTTTACAGAAGCAGGGGGAATGAGAATAAAAACTCTTTTAATTCATTATGATGCAAAGGCATAAAATTTTACTTTTACGCCTTTTTTACATATTTTTAAGAGTGATTCGCCAGTGTATAAAAAAACAGTACACCTATAAAAATCAAATGGTTATTACGATGGCTGATTTTTAACCCGTTGTTCCATTTTGTTCCTTGTTGTTCGTCGTTGTGTCTCGTTGTTTCACGTTGTCCGCATCCTGAAAAATCGCAAAAAAAATTATATTTCTCTGGCTATTGGCAATGTGGTTACGTTTTCATGTGTTCCCGCCAGTATCCCTAACCGCTCCGTCCACATATCCAGCGCGTCACGTTTCGCATCCAGATAACGGGAATGGTTATAGACTCGTTGCATCCCTGGCATCTGATGACCTGTAAGCTGCTCCACGACGTGAGGATCCACGCCTAAATCGTTCAGCATCGTTGTAAAGGTGCGCCGGATGTCATGCAGTGACCAGTGAGGGTGTTTTAGCCTCCTGTGCGCTAATCTGCCGTACTGCGACACGCTTGTTTCCTGTTTCACTTCCCCCAGCAATAAGCCCGTGTGCCTGTTCTGCTCCACCAGCTGCGTGACGAACGGCAGTATTGCTTCCGGTATGGGCCGGAATATTGCCACCTTCGTTTTGCTGTGTTCTTTCGGCACGGTCCAGAGCATTTCGGTAAAATCCCACTCGCTGATCTCCGATAACCTCAGTTCTACCGTCCGGCATCCGAAAACAATCAGGAGGCGGATTAGTGCGACGTAGTAAGGGGAAAATATTTTTTTGTCCAGTGCCTGCAATAATTCGCCAAGTTCTTTGGTGCTTAAGACACGCTCGCTTATATCCGGTTTTTTCCCAACGTCCGCCACACTCATATCATCAAGAACGTTGCTGATTGCATAGCGCCGCCTCCGGCAGAACTTAAGCGCCTGTTTGCACGTCTGTAGCAAGAATCCGGCAGTAACAGGCGTTCGCTTTGCCACCTGGTCAAAACAGGCCAGCCAGTGCCGTAGCTCGCATTTATCCAGCGGCATAGCACCAATGTGCTGTATTACGTGATTATTAAGGCGCTTTTTCAGGGCGGCATAATCCACGCGGTTTTCCTTTACGTAAGACTCAAGCCAGTAGGTAAGCGCATCGCCAACCGTTACGGGCTTTAACGCTTTCTGTACGGTGTAATTCATCTCATGACGTGGATTTTTCCCCTCAGCAAGCCAAGCGCGACACTGTGCCGCTTTTTCCCTGGCAGCTTTCAGACTCAGATCAGGATAATTTCCCAGCTTAATCCGTTCCGGTCGTGCTCCCCTTCCCGTTCCGGCCCTGTAGGTGAAATACCAGGTTAAAAGGCCGCTGGTTGAATGCCTGACGCTCAGGTTTCCACCGTCATTAAGAAAAGCTGTTTTTTGGGCGGGTGTGCCGTTGATTTTCCTCAGCTGTGTATCGCTCAGTTTGTTAAGTGCTCTGCTCAT